AGCAGCTTCTTCATGATGTATTCCTCATCGAAGTAATCGGCCTGCATGATGATGCTCTGGACTTCTTCCTGCTTGTTGACGATCGGGTTTCTCTGGTAGGTGGGATCATCTTCGATCCCGGCCAGCGCAAGAATGCCGTTGATGAACCTTGTGAGCTGCGTCTCGATCTTGTCGCACTTCATATCCAGGCGCGTGTATCCGGCGCGGATCGCCGTTGCGCTCATGTCGCCTGCGGTCAGGCTTTTCGCATCGAACGCCTGGAAATCGTCGTACAGCTGATCCTTCAGCATGTCCACCGTGACCTTTGTACCCTCGAAGGGAGCTTCCAGCGTGTGGGCTTCGGCCTTGGCGCCGGAATCTCCGTCCGCGTGGGTGACGTGCAGCGTCTTCAGCCGTTCAACGAACTTGGCATCGTCCATGTCATCCATGCCGCCGCAGTTGGTCAGAACCCAGTAGATCAGATTGCCCTCATCCACGTTGTTGACCATGTTGGAGGTAGCAAGGTCCAGCGCGTCGACCGTGTTCCGGTGACCTCTTAGGGCGCTGGTGTGCTGCTTGTCGCCGTAAAGCGGCACAATCGGGAATCCGTCATAGTTCTCACCCTCGGTGATCCGAGTTCCGTCATCCGCAGATATGACTTTTACTTTGTACGGCTGCTTCTCTTTGAGGACTTCCATCTTCTTTGCTGACCGCTGGATGTATTCCGTGTATCCGTCCAGCTCGTAGAGGGTGACACGCACAGGCTTATTCCGATCCAGCTGCCAGAAGCGGATGCCGATCATCAGAGCGCCGTTTTCCTCACCGTAGATCGGGACGAACTCCGTGAGCTTGAAAACGTCCAGGTGGTCGTAATTCCAAAAGCCAAAGGACGTACCGGCAATCCTGGCATATTCCAGGGCATCCATGACTTCCTGATCGAAGCCTTTTCCGAGCTTCTTTTTCGTCTCTGCCTTGCCGAAGCGGACACCGTTTCCGAGAAGATAGGAAAGCTCCTGATCGATCACGAATGTGAAGAAGCTGCTGGCGATCTTGTGGTTTGCCGTCCACATATCCACATGGGCCATGCCCTGAAGGTCATAAAGGATCTTCTCATACTTCATGATTGTGGTGTTCTCGCCGTTGTAATAATCCTGGGCTTCGACGGCTTTGATGTACGTCTGGGATCTCTTGTGCTCCCCGATAGCCCGCAGGATCAGCTTGATCTTCTCTTGCTCGTCGTTTTCGATCTTCTGGAAATCTTCGTATGTCAGCAAGGCCTTTCACTCCTATCTCAAAATGCTGCTGTATTCTCTCCGGACTCTGCAAATTTTCTTTGTCTTGACGAAATAACGTGTCGAGTCCATTGCGTGGTCATTTACCTTGACAGGCTTATCCTCTTTCTCGTTTTCGTCCCAAACATAGCCCTCTGCCTCTTTTCGCCATGCTTTCAGCAGACGACTTACTTTGATTTTCCCGGTCTTCATGGCCGTTGCCGTCTCCCGGATGCCGTCAAGCACAGCGTTGTCTGCTTTTATGACTTTATATCTTCCGTTCCTCTTTCTGAGCAGCGTTATAAACGACGCAGCAGACGGGTCGATGATTGTTTCAATGCTTTGTCCAGGAAGAATGTCCTCGAATGTACGATCCAGATCATCGGCATACTCTTCGTCTGTTTTCTGGACGCCTGTGTCTCGCCCGGAATAGTAATACTCACGAATTGCCCACCAGACATCACCGTATTTGCCCCAGAGGATCGCGGCGAAGGCGTTCTGCGTTCCATAGTCGATTGACAGACAATATTTTTCTGCGTCTCCTTCTGGAGGATCGCCGATTGCCTCCTGATACATGGAGTAGATAAGCCCCTGGGCAAGCACCCAGAGGCCGAGAATAAAGCGCTCATACCAAACGCCGGTGTACATGCGCTTGTATCTTTCTTTAACACGCTCGGACAAGCTCAGATTGTCGTCCATCGTGAAATGAAGATACAGAAGATTCTTTTCTTCCGCCTTGTCGATCCAATTGACCTTGAACCAGTGAGACGGATATTCAGGGTTGCAGTTGAACCACATCGTTGATCCGTCTACACTGCATCGCCCTGTTGCCTGGTTGACAAAGCTTTCCGGCATTAGTGCGACTTCATCAAGAAATACACCAGCAAGCGTTATGCCCTGAATCAGGTCTTGTGACCGCTCATCCTTGCCGCCGAAGATGTAAAAGTAGTTTTCCGTATCGCCGCGGGAAATGATGACGAGGTTATCGCTGCGTCTTTCTTCGCAATGATAACCACGCCCGTATAACATGATCTTGAGCCAAAAGAGCACATTGCGCCGGAAGCTTCCGACAGTCTTGCCGCACATCGCAAAGCTCTCCGAGTCGAAGTTTGTCATGGCCCACAGCACGAACGACAGAGACATGGCAAGTGTCTTGCCGGCGCGGATCGCTCCGTCTGCAATAATGCCGTCTGCATCTTTGACCGGGCTCTCAGGCGTCCACCAGTTCAAAACCATTCTCTGCTTTTTGCTGAATGGCTTGAACTTGAATACCGGCTTACCCTTCTTCATCGGCCCAGTCCTCCGCAGCACTGCCGCTCAGGGCAGCGAGGAAACCGTCATCTTCAGGCTTGTCGTTGTTTGCTTCGGCTGGCTTGTCACGCCACTTGTCCGGCCTGCGGTTCTTCAGCCAGAAGATCTGTGCTGTCGTGTCCGGCAGCACGATCTTCTTGGTTTTCTTTACATGCTTCTGCTTTCGGACTCGCTCTTTTCCTCTTTTGTCGATGTAAGGCGTTTCCGTGATCTCCGTCGTGACCTCTTCATACTCATATCCGAGGGCGCGTTTCAGCAGAGCGTTTTCCACCTGGATATCAACAGGCGCTTTTCCCTTTTTTATGGCATTACAAATCGGGTCAAATCGCACTTTCCAGTCCCACAAGGTTTTGACATTGATTCCGATGTTGTGGGCGATCTGTTCATCCGTCAGGCCGTCTCTTGCCCATCCTTCCAGCAGCAAAAGGCCGTCCTCGGTGATCCAGTCCGCATATTTACCTTTTGCCACAAATGATCTTCACCCTTTCATGCGCATCTTCTGAAGTTTGATGATGTGGACGATAATCAGAGCTCCATTCAGAACGACATTGCTGTACGCTCCGATCAGAGCGCCGTATATGACGAACAGTACGGAACCGATCATGTCGAAGATTCTGATTTCACGCTCGGAATTGAAGAGGAATGCAATCAGAATGAAAACCGTGCCGCAGAGGCCGATCAATTCATATCTCATCCTTCGGCCCCGCTTTTGATCTTCCTCGCTGCATAGATGAAAGGCGTGTCGCAAATGCCGATCACGATTTCCAGCAGGCATGTAGCAAAGCCCATGCTGATAATCTGAGGCATTGTGAACGAGGGATAAAACGCCAGGATATAGAAGAGGAAGTTTTCCAGGCAGTTGCAGACGATGGTGGCTACGTTATTCCGCATCCATAGGTATTTCCCGTTGGTCAGCTCCTTGATCTTATTGAACAGCAGCACGTCGCACCAGTTTGAGATAAAGAACATCACAGCGCTTGCGCTGGTGATCCGAAGGGACATTGAAAACAATCTCTGAATTGCCGGGTCTGCTGTGTCCAAAGGGGACGGAACGTACAGCCGGCAGAGCTGGGAGCATGCAATCAGAGCCAGGTCAGCGGCCAGGCCGATCCAGACGCCTTTCTTTGCCGTCTCTTTCCCGTAGCACTCGCTCAGGATGTCCGTTGCGAGGAACACGCTGCCGAACATAACGTGACCGGCTGCGAGGTTGAGGCCGAAAAGCATGATGTTCTTCGCCTCGAAGATGTTTGCGAATACAGTGGCCAGGGCGATCCAGGCCATAACGCCGCCCTTGCCGAAGAATTTCTTCGCCAGCAGGAGCAGGCTGAAAACAACAACGATTTCAATAACAAGATAAAGATGGTTCATGATAATTCCTTTCATTCTTGGCTTCCTGCGTATTTGGTGTATTCACGCAGCAGCAGATGACCAGCCATCCAGTAGTAGTAGTAGTAAATTCGCTTTTCAGTCGGCTCGATGCCTATTTGTTTGAGAAGCTCGGATGTGTGTTCCCATCCTTCCTTTACCTTTTCTGGCTTAATGTCTTTCGTGCGATAGCCAAGAATGCCGCCGTAGCGGTTTACCTGTTGCCATGTAGTGCTGTCAGCGCTGGTGCAGAATTTGCACCGCTGCAGCATCTTACGCTCGGTCCCGCCGAGCAGATGAATATCGATCTCCGGCTTTCGCTCTTTGATGTAGCTGGCCAGTTTGTAAGTGTCTTCTTTGTAGGTCTTTGGCTTTACGATCCGAAGCTCCGGAACTGAAATTGCAATGTATTCCGAAAACTCGATCAGTCGGTCCAGACCTTTCTTTCCGTCCTCAAAGTGGAAGACGTTTATGATTCTGTTTTTCGGAAGCTGCTCCCGCATCTGTGTGCGCAGCTCCCATGCCAGATCAGTGCCGAGCAATTTTTGACAGTCGCACTCGACGCAGGTCAGGTTCCAGGCTTCATGCTGGTTAACAAACTCGACGATTGCGTCTTTGTACCGACGAATGAATGCTTCATCTGGCTGAACGTTCTTGCAGGCCCCGAACATGAGTGTGAATAACCCGCTGTCCATGATCACATGATTCGCGATCTTCGGCAGAACATCATGAGGGAACAGGTGTTTTGCATTGGTGAAGCGTCCCCATCGGATATCAAACTGATCCATGATAAACGGGAGCACGGTGAACAGGAAGTATTTTACGCCTGCGTCATGGAGCACCCAGGAGAAATCCACGTTCTCAGCGCCTGCGAAATGAACCTTGACGTTCTCTCCAAGGCACCCGTGGAGGTCCTCTGCTCTCATATCTCATCCGGCTCGTACCCGGCTTCTGTCAGTAGCATTCTGCATTCTTCCATCTGTTCCCGCGACGTGAAGCTTATCTTCAGTCCGAAAACATCCGGCTTTTGCTTTGCCTCGACTCCACGTTCGAAGAACTCTTCGATGTACCCGTCTTTTTCCTCTTCATCCGTAATGGAGAAGGAAAAGACGCTCATGTCGATCTCCAAGGCGTCGAGCTCGGAAGCCAGGGCATCGAAGTCCCAATCGGAAATCTCACTGACCTTGTTGTCTGCCAGCCGGTACGCCCTCACCTGCTCCGGCGTCAGATCTTCCGCAATCAGGCAGGGCACCTTTGTGAGTCCCAACCTGAGTGCAGCTTTGTACCTGGTGTGGCCGGCAATGATCACGCCTTCCCGGTCAATGACGATCGGCTGCTTCCAGCCGAATTGCCGTATAGATTCGGCAACGTACTGGACGGCCTCATCGTTCCGGCGCGGGTTGTTTTCGTATGGCCTGATCTCATCAAGCCGCTTCTCTACGATGTTCAATAGAATCGCTCCTTCTTTGGCTGCCGTATAGATTCGGCAACGTACTCAAAGGAGCGCCACAAAAGAAAAGCACCGCGGCGGCGACCGTGGTGCTTCATTCGGATTGCGATTATACTTATATCAGCCTTATGCCGTGTTTACAAGCGTCAGCGTGTGTCTAAGCGTTGCAAAGTGCAGGAAGGGTGTAGGGCCGGGGAATCATTTTACGTTCGCCATGGGCCGTTGCAACGGCCTCAGAGGCCCTTGTGTTGTGCTTCTTCTTGCCTCTGCAGCTCTCTCAATTCCTCCCAATCGTCATAGGAACAATGCTCGCTGTGAATGCAGTCTTCCTTGTTGTCGTACAGGTTTCCTTTGGTATACCAGCCTCCGCCGAAGAGGTCAGGCTCTGACTCCCAGGGACCGTGTACCAGCCTGCCGGAATCAGTCCGCACCTGATAGATCGTCGTGCCGTACTTGTTGTAAGCAATATTCTGGATGTGTACGGTGACAGCCCGTCCCCTCATGTCCTCGACGTAATAATCGTCCGGGTCCAAATCGGGATCGCGGGGATTTGGAAGATACCCCGCGATCATCTGTCTCTGTCTCTCCGTCATTCGTCCGCCTCCCGGATGAAATCCAGATCATAAGCAAACATCTCTTTCTCGCTCAGCTGCCGGTTGTAGACCAGAATGTCATGATACCTTCTGCCGTTTGGCCGGAGCCCCTTCGTATCGTCCTCGCGGTGATCCAGCCCGTCTCTCGGCTGACAGCCGATTGAGTAGCCTCTCAGGCGCATGCCGTAGTAGTATTTACTCATACTGTTCCTCCTTGTCTACCACCTTGTCGCAGCACAGCCCACCGGACCGACTTGCGTTTTTCATCACATACAGGAAGGTGTGCATCAGATCGGCGAAGCTCTCGTCTTCGATGTACACTTCCAGCTCTTCCCGGTCTTCGTCCCGGACCTCAAGATCGCCGTACTTGATGTCCCCATCGGCCACACCGCCGATCAGCCAGGACTCGACGACCCCC